ATGCGGTCTTTCAAATACCGAATTCCCCGCTCCCAATCGACCCCGCAATCCTCAGCTGCTTTGAGTAAAAACGCCCCGTCATCATCAGCGCAAATCTCAACCTTGCGGACTAAATCTTCAAAGCCGTCATATTTAAAAGGTAGATCGTTGTCAGCAATTTCCCACTCCTCAACAGGCCCAATGAAACAGTAGCCTATCGGCTTTTCTTGGCGCTCTCGCTTGTCTAGGTATTTCATGAAGGCGTCAATCGCTTCGCTGATTCCGTCAGCGTCTAAATCTTCAACATCTAGCCAGGCGCAAACCACCTGGCCGTCGTTTTTGTGGCTGAGGCTTTGAACGCAAATCCTAAAATCAGAGTTTTGGTCTTGGGGGAAGATTCCCTCCAGCGGGGTTCCTTGCAGGTTCATACAATTGCCCAGGGCCGGTGCAGCTGGTTGGGGGTCTGTGCTTTTTGTTAAGTTCACCATGGTGTGCATCCTTTGAAGCGGGGGCAACTCGCCCCCTGGGTGTTAAAAAAATGTTGTTTGTGTGGCTGTCGCTTTTTCGTAGCGACACGGGCTCTGGAAGCTCTCGATACGGTCACGCATTACCAAACCGCGCAGCTCAGCGCCTACCGGAACATAGCGTCCAGACCACCGCTGGCGGTGGTTGCAATTGCGGGCAAGGTTGGTGCTGTCAGCAGATGCCAAGGGCAGGCGCTCGAAAATCTCAGGATTTAACATTCTAAGCCCGTGCAGCTTGACCCGAGGCCGGCCGTGAACATCACAGCAAATTGCCATCACCTCGCCAATCCACGCCCAAAAGCTGTCGCTTGGGATGTAGCGTTCCACACTTGCTAGGGCTACCCGCTCATAGCCAGCAACCAAGCGCTCTAAGCGCTCTAAGCGCTCGCCCTGGTGGAATACGGGAACGCCACAAGGCAGGGAATATTCCCGCAAGAGATCGTCATTGATCGCCTCCCCGCCTTCGACCTCATCAGGAATCAAGGCGAACTGGAAAGCGGGGTGTTTGTACCACTCAAAAACCCAGGATCGGTATAACTCCCAGTCGGGAGCCTCGCCCCGGCTCCAAAAGCTGAATGCCCCATTGTCCAGGGCAAACCCCGCGCAGACTTCTGAAACAAGCTCAATCTGGTCAGGCCGTGCAAAGGAAACAAAGGCAAATCTCGACAGCAGCACACGGCTGACAATCGCCTCGGCTCCGCTTATCGGTGTTCCATGAAAAGCAATCATAGGCGGCCCACAGTCAAACCAGCGCGGCGCAAACGTTTGTTGCTTTCCTCCCCGCCAGAAAACTCTCGGACACTCAACGGCTGGCCGGTGGCAATCAAGACCGCTCGGCTGATAACCTGCTTAGGCGCCAGCTGGTGGCCCTCAAACTCGACAATGAATTTTGTTGCGTTCAGCCGTGCGCCTTCAGCAATCAATTGACGGCAAGCCTCTTCAGCGTGCGCCGCTGTAAAGTCGGGTATTCTCTTGCGTGGGGGCTGTGGGCGGATGCCCCAACTATCCTGCCCGTGCTTCTCGTCTTCGATTGCTCGGTTGTATGCGGATTCTTCAATCACAACCCAAGGGCCGCCTGGGCCGTCTTCGTGGATCAACTCCCCGCCGATATGCTCGGCAGCTTCCAACAAATCTTTGAATTCATGCCCTACAAAATCCGCTTCAATGTCGCAAAGCAGCAAAACCCGCCAATCTGCTTCCGCATTCGTTTCATATATATAGGCAAGCACCTCGGGCGGTCCCTTCTTGCCTTCTACAAACTTTTGAAAACTCATGGTGTGCATCCTTTGAAGCGGGAGCGCTCAGGCTCCCGTGGTTAGTGTTTCAGCTGTAACAGTCCAGCAAGTCGGTGTCGGGGTCGTGCAGGGAAAGCGCGGCCTCTTCCATCTCTGCACGGTGTGGGTTCATTGCCGCATCCACCACGGCGTCTGCCGCTTCTTCAATCGCTATTGTAATTTCGTCAAGTAAATCCTCCGCCTCAGTGCTAAACCAGTAATCCGCTTCAGCGTCATGCACTGAAACTGGCAGGCAATCGGCAAGGGATCGCTCTGCCGCACGGTCTAGTTTTTTCAGGTCTTCGAGACCGTCAATGATCGCTTCTCTACGGTCTGGCTTGATGCCTTGGAAAGCTGACATGTGGAGCCCTTCGATTTCCTGCTCAAGCTCTTGGCTCAAGAACTGGCTCGCGATCAACTCAAGGTCCACAAGATCAAGATCTCTCGAGCAAATAAGATCCACGGTGACGCGAATTCGCTGTTCATCCTGAGATAAACGGTTCGGCGGGTTATTGCTCATTGTGCCACCTCCTCAGCTCGCCAAGCATTTAGCTTTTTCGCCCTGTCGGCTTTGTAGCTCTGCGGAACGCTCTTGGTAGGGTGCTGTTCTTTCCAGGCAGCAAGCTCAGGGTCGAAATCGATTAAACCGTTGTATACAGTCACTTCGTCAATGCCTGCCGCCACATAATAATATCGGTATCTGTCGCATAACCCAAAAACAGTAGGCGCTCGGAAAACTGCCGGCTCTGCGAATGCAACCGGCTGCAAGCACTGGCCGTGGATCCCATACTCCGCCGCAACCTTTTCGGTGCAGCGGATCCAGCTAAGGCAGCCGTCTGCCTGCTCTCCGTTGTACTCAGCAAGGTCAGAGTAAAGAAGCGGTATAAGCTCTTTAGCAAGGCGGTCTTCAGCAAGGCAGCAAGCGGCGATGTAGCCACCGCCAGCTGCAGCAATATCGTGGCCCAAGCAAATAGCAATTGCGTATCTCATTAGTGTTGTCCTTTATTGATTAGTAGAAATACCCAACGCTCCAGGCGCTAGGCTATAAGCTGTCTGGCAGGCGCAACGCCCCCAGCCCCACTCTAAGTGGGACGTCAAGGGTAAAGCTACAGCTCGCAAGGGTCAAGCAAGAAAAAGCAAGTTTGCGCAATTAATTTGACATTGCGCTTTTGTCTTTCTAGATGCCGCACAAATACAAGCATTTTGCCCAGGTCGTCCGGCTCATTTGGGTCGATGACTGCGACTTATATTACCGGCAGATCGAGCAATCGGTAATTCAGCAGCCGGAAGACTAGCAAACAGGGCGACTAGCAAATGAGTCAATATCATATGTTCGGTAAATGATTACAGCCGACAACCTAGCCAACGGCCGGATTGACGGCTTGCAGGGCGATGGCAGCAAGGAATCCCTTATTTTTGAGGGGGAGGGGGCCACGGCGGGGCCACCAATGGATTTGGCTGATCTAATACGTTTTTGCTGGTCTCAACCCGCAGCAGCATTTGAGCGGCTATTCCGCATAGAGGCGTTTGGCTCAGGGGAGTTGATCCCGTTGCGTTTGAACTCCGTACAGCGGGTACTTCACGCGCGGGTCGAGGATCAGCTGGCCCGTCAGGGCTATGTACGGAGGGTAGTTCTGAAGCCTCGTCGTTCTGGCCTTTCGACGTATGTGATTGCGCGGTTCTTTCTGGCGAGTTTGATACGGAGCAACCAGCGGATTTTGTTGGTAGCCAATAGTGAAGAGACCACTAGGACGTTGTTCAACATGGTTCGGCTGATGGAGAGCCAGCTACCGGCGGCCTTCAAGCCCTCAAAGCTCTATGGCAACAAAGGGGAGTTGCAGTGGGGCACTGTGGAGGGGGGAGGTCGCAACACGAGGTATCGTTTAGCAACGGTAGGCGGTAGCGATGTGGTAGGGGACCAGATTAATTTTTTGCACTTGAGTGAGGTCAGCCGTTGGGGCAATGGAGCAGCGGACTATTGTGGAGCGTTGATGCGCACCACGAAGGTAGGGCATGGCGAACAGATCATGGAGAGTACAGCCAATGGGGTAGGAGGTCATTTCTACAACAGCTATTGGCAGGCAGCGGAGGGCAAGAATGCCTGGGAGGCGGATTTCTTCCCGTGGTGGTCTTTTAGTGATTATGTACGGCCATTTCGCAGAGAGGAGGATCGTGAGGCATTTAAGGCGAGTTTGGGGACGCTGGAGAAGTATGGAGGTGAGGAAGAAGCTGCGTTATTGGGGCAGACGTACAAGATGGGAGCTGGGGATACGGAGGAAGTATTTAGTGTATCGCTGGAGCATTTACATTGGCGACGCAGCTGTATTAGTGATGTCTGCCAGGGGGAGTTGGATCAATTTCACCAGGACTATCCGTCATCGCCTGAGGAGAGCTTTCTCAGCTCTTCGCGCTCTGTTTTTAGGCGAAGTGTTTTAGTGAATTGGCAGGCACAGGCCAGAGAGGGGGAGCCCTATGGGATTGAGCAGACGTTGAATGCCATTCAAGAGATTCGTTTTAACCTGTTACCGGAGCCGTTGGGGCCTTTGAAGGTACATGCTCCTCCGGTGTATGACCGTGAGTACCGGATTGGCTGTGATGTCGCAGAGGGGATTTTAACTGGCAGGCGGGATGCGGACTATTCGGTAGCAGTGGTATTGGATGCGGTGACTTACGAAGAGGTTGCTTGTTTGCGGTTGCGTTGTGACCCCGATGAGTTGGCAGGACACTTAACGGCCTTGGGGCGTTTTTACAATCAAGCGTGGTTGGTAGTGGAGCGTAACAATCATGGGCTGGTCACGGTTCGCCGGTTGAGTGACTACTACCGTTACCCGAACATTTATGCCGAAAGGGTATTGGATGAGCGGGGGCAGCGATCAACGAGAAAGTTGGGGTTTTTAACGACGAAGCGCACTCGGCCTCAGATTTTGGGCTTTTTGAAGGAGTGTGTGAGGGAGGAGTGGTTACGGGTCAGGAGTCCCGTGATTTTGCAGGAGATGTTGCGTTTTGTGGTGGACCCCAATGGCAAGGAACAAGCGCAGGAGGGTGCGCATGATGACACCGTAATGGCGTTGGCTTTAGCGCTTCATGGCTGTCAGCAGATTCCTCCCTCTTCGAGGTTTGCGCAGATGCCAGGAGCGCATTATTTGGCGTATGACGCCACCCGTTCCAGGGGGTTCAGTGCTGTTGAGGAAGAGGTTGTTTAACGTTATGGAGACCCATGCCAACTAGAAAGAGGCAGAATCGTTTAGATTGGAAAAGTCCTGAGCTGTTGGAGCAGATTGTGGAGTTGAGCCAGAACGGGCTGACGAACGCTCAGGTAGCTCATTGTTTACGGATTGCGCCGCAGACGTTATTAAAAAATGCGGATGCCTCAGAGGAAGTAGCGGCAGCATTGGCCCAAGGCCGTAGCATCGGGATCCGCAGGGTAGCCAACAAGCTCTTTGAGGATGCCTTGGAGGGCAACACAAGGGCTCAGATGTTTTATCTCAAGGCCGTTGGGGGTTGGCGGGAGAAGGAGGAGGCTCAGGTTTCAGTGGCAGATCGGGCGGATGCCGCCTTTGCGGCAGTCGAGAAGGAAGAGATGGCACGGTTGAAGGTCATGAAAGAGGAGGGGCAGGCCGCCTTGCAGAAGATGGCAGATCAGCTCAGTAATCAGCAAGGAGTGGTCAATTGAGTGTCTATGGTTCTCCAGCCTCAATGACGGAATCGGGGGATCCGTTGGTGATGTTGATTAGAGAGAAGTTTTCTTTAGCGCAGCAGTCTCGCTATGAGGTAGAGCTGGAGCGCTGGCAACCTGGGGAGGATGCTTATCAAGGGCGGCTTTACCAGACCTTGCCAACCAGCAGCCAGCAGGTAGACATCCGCTTCAACCTGACGCGGCGCAAGGTGCAGGGGGCAGTTGCCAAGATCACCAGTATGCTTTTTGAGGGGGGTGAGATTCCTTTCAAGATGAGGACTAGCCGCCATTTACGCTTTATCCCTCCTGACATGCTCCCAGGGGCTCACCTCATGACCCAGATGAGTGAGCAGGAGAGGATGCAGTACCTGCAGGCAGCCCAGGTTTATGCGCAACAGGCAGGAGTGGACATTGTAGCAGAGTTGGAAACCCGCCGAGCTGCTTTGGAGAACCGGATCCGAGACATTTGTGAGCAAACGGATTTTCAAGGTGAGTTGCACAATGCGATTCATGAGATGTGTCTTCATGGGACAGCGATCATGAAGAGCCCTGTCTTGCAGTATCGCTCTCATCATGTTTACAGCGGGAAGTTTGTGGAGCCAATGGATTATCAGCTGGAGGAATTGCTGGAGAGTGAAATTGTCCCAACGACTCAATTTGTAAGCTGTTTCAGCATTTTCCCTGCCCCAGAGGCCACGCGTTTTGAGGATGCAGAGTATGTGATTGAGCGCAAGTTTCTATCAACCGTCCAGGTCCGACAGCTTTTGGAGGAAACGCAAGGGACTTATGACGTTGAGGCGGTGCTGGATGTCTTAGACAGAGATGTGACCGTGATAGGTGGCGATCAGTCTTCGCCTCCTGATCCAGTTAAGGGCAAAGCGACCTTTGATAACCGCAAGATAGAGATGCTGGAGTTTTATGGCTATCTCGACAAGGCGGATTTGGAAGAGCGGATGGAAACCGATTGGTTGGGAGACACCGAAGTTTTTCCGGTCAAGGCGATTTTGTTGGGAGATCGGATCATTGAGCTGGCGCCGCATCCCTATGATGGGGTTTGTCCCTACTCTGCAGCGTATTGGCAACGGAACCCTCAGTCAATTTGGGGCGATGGGATTTACTGGGCCTTAGCGGATTTGCAAGACCATGCCAACTTTGCTTTAAGCATGTATGTGATGGGGAAGCATTTGAGCGCAATGCCGATGATGGTTGCTGATGAAGCTGCATTTGCTCCAGGTGAAAATTTTCAGGATTTGGGGCCAGGGCGAGTGTTTCGAGCTAGGCCAGGGCAAGCCGATACGGCAATGCGGAATCTCGTAGTGCCCGATGTTTCGCAAGGGTTGTTGGAGTTACTGCAATATCTGGAGCGGGAAGCGGATTTGATCACCAGCCAACCGGCAATTGGCACAGGCGAAAGCTCACGCTATCAGACGCAGACAGCCACAGGGATGAGCTTGCTCAATAGCAATATGAATCGGGCAATGGGAACGGTCTTGCGGAGTGTATCGGCAATGATCCAGCAGTGCATTGACCATGTATACCGTTGGCTGATGACCGACAGTGATGATTATCGCATTAAGCTCGACTGTGAAGCCTACTCGACAGGATACGACAGATATGTTGCTTCCGAAATCCACAACCAGCAGCTCTTGCAGTTTGTCCAGTTGATTGGAGCCATGCCGGTGTTGGAGCGGCACATTGATGTCAGGCATCTCCTGCCATCAGTTTTACGAGCCTATCGTTTGGATCCTGAGCTGTTGCTCAAGCCGGAAGAACAGGTGGCCCAGGAGCAACAGGCAGCAATGGAATCTCAGCTGAAGTTGCAACTGGCAGAGGCTGAGATCATCAATGAGCGCAAAAGGTTGGAGCTACAGCACGAAGTGGCTCAAAGCGAGAGTGATGCTCGATTTAGAGAAATGCTCTCCATTGGCAAGGACCGGCGGCGCTTGCAGATGCAGGAGCGGCTGGAGCGCCTCAAGAATGGGGATCTATTGGGGGATCCTGGTGATCTTTCGCAGCACAGCTATCTCCTCAAGGATCAAGTGGCTCGCGCTCAGGAACAACAAGTAATTGATCAGCAATATGACAGTGCCCTACAAAGACAACGAATCGGTGAACTCGAAGCTGCCCTCTCACCTCAAGGGGCAGATGGATCTACAGCCCAACCAGCTGCACGACCTGTTGATCAGCAGGGAATGGCGATGGGTAGAGGAGCAGATGCTTCTCAAATGCGAAGAATACCTCAAACGGGTGACAGCGGATCCGGTGACCCCAGAGTCGCTACCAACCCACAACTTCCAACTAGGCAAACGGCAGGGCCTGCTGGAATTCCGGCAGAGTCTGTATGATTTGCTCAATACTTACTTATCTCGAAAGCAGTGACCCTGCAGAAAGATAGATATTATGGCTGCTGACCAAGCAAGCTCAAAAAGCTCATACACCAGAGATGAGCTGCAAGAAATTTGGGATAACATGGGTGCAGATGACCAATCTGCTAAAGCCGATGACCAATCAGCTGAAGCCCAACCCGAACCTACTGCGCCTGACCCCTTGGAGTCTGTGCCCAGAAGCCACAAGCCCAAGGCCAAAGGCAAGGATTGGGAGACAAGACATCAAGTCGCTACTGAGCATATCAAGAATGTGGAGGCTGAAAACTCTTTGTTGCGCACCCAAGCTCAACAGGTGACTCAGCAACTGCAGCAGATGCAAGCTCAGTTAGACCAATTGTCCAAGACAAAAGAGGAGCCCAAGGTTTCTACAGACTCTCCAGCGGCTGACCCGCCTGCTAAAAAGTCGAAGGAACATGAGGAATTCCTCAAGGATTTCCCTGTGATCAATGAAGTGATTGCCATGGAAACCAAAAACGCGATTAGCCGTGAACTAGCAACATTATTACCGGAATTCATGAAGAACGTCCGAGGCGAGTTTGGCGTACTGCTGAAGGAGCGCTCTGATTATCAGAGAGCCTTGAATGCACAGAAACGTCACCAACTCACCAACGAGCGTCTAGGCATCACGAACGCTTTGGAAATCGACAATTCACAGGAATGGGGGCAGTGGGTTTCGGCCTCTCCTCAACGCCTAAAGATTGCCCAGGCAGGAGTGATGGAAGGTCATGATTCTTATGAACAGGCTGCAGAGGATTTTGTCGCGTTGATGCGCGAATATCTGATGCAAAAGCCGGAGGTTGGCAAGGTGGCTGAGACCACAGCTGCACCAGATGCTCAACCAGCCGCTCCCAGACCAAGGACGCAGGCACCGGCCCGAACCCCAAATGCTGCTGCTCCCCGCACTCGCGCAAAACCAAAACTTACTGAGAATTCAACAATGGCGGAGATGCAGGCATACTGGGATTCCCAGCCGAAGCAGCAAGCTCCAGCAGCGGGCCCTTGGTAGCCTAGAAGTCTCTGTTTTTTATGGAGATTTGACCTATGTCAACGGTCTTGACTACACCAACAGATGTCGCAGGACGCCTGTTTGGTGATCTCGAGGTCGAGGAGGCGATTCGGCTGCAACAGGATATGTTGCCGAATGTCACCAAAAACCTCATTACGGCTCGTTTTGCAACCGAGCATATAAAAAATGCAAATGAAAGTGCAGTAGTTCGATTCAGAAGAATTGAGAAGCTGCCATTTGGGGACGAACCACTTTCGGAGGGCACAACGCCAAATTGGGATTCTATATCTCAACGTATTGTGACCACAGAAATGAGGCAGTATGGGCGGTATATCACAACCACCGACCTCATGGACGCCTTCGGCCAATTGCCCTATCAGCAAATCATTACTGAAACTCAGGCCACTCAGGCTGCAGAGCAGATGGAGTTTCTGAATTTCAAGAAATTCCGAGCAGGCACCAACGTTTTTCGAGTAAGCCATGCTGGGGCCAGTGTGACAAATCGGTCACAGGTAAACGGCAAGATCACCACCAACATGATTGCCCAGGCCGTGCGCAAGCTGGAAGAGGAAGACTGCGAGAAGATCACAG